CTTAGTGCCATGCTGGAACTGCGTTCACCGACCACAGAGTTGAATGGAAAAGAAGTCGTGCTGAATATGCTGTCTACCATGGGGAACGGTTTTACGTTTCCTGTGCAAACAGCTATATTTAGCAGCATCGTCGCCGCTTGCGTATACCTGGATGATGCAAACCCGCATAAACGGATACCTAAGGCATGCAGCCTTGTGGATCCGAGCGGTCAATACTCGGTCTTCGGTGATGATATCATCGTGGATCGGAAGCATTGTTCAAGGGTACTCCGCCTTCTTAGCCTTCTGGGCTTTACGGCGAACCCGGCGAAAACCTTCCAATCTGGGCTGTTCCGCGAGTCTTGTGGCCATGATTACTACCATGGTTACAATGTTCGGCCAATTTACATTCGTAAGTTGAAAACCGACCAGGACATCGCGGTTTTGATTAACCTCTTCAATGAGTGGTCCGCAAGGACAGGTATCCGTGTTCCAACTTTGATGGCAAGACTCTGGGCTCTTCTCAAGAAGAGGCCTCTGTTCGTGCCATTCGATGAAAACATGGATGCTGGGATTCGCATCCCACTATCTCTCTTGGAGCCGCTCCTTCAACAGGGCGGTACGAAGCATATCGGGATGGACGCTAACCTATCTATCGTTTATAAGCGATGGGTAGGACGTCCGCCTCGAATACGTTTCGGGGAGGGGACTGTTCATGTCCCAAAGAGGCAACGTCGTTTAATATACAACCCACCCGGGTTGTTAATAGCGTATCTCAGGGGTGAGATACGGGGTGGGGTGATTAGTATTCGTACTAACTCGCCTTTACCATATGACGCGAAACGCGCTGTGAGTCCTTGGTGGGACTACCAGCGCATATCCCACGAGGAGCAAGTTTTCGGGCTTGCACTCGACAAGGTGCAGTGGAACACTGCAGTCACTGATAATATCGGGTGCCTTATAAAGCACTCATCTCATAATCTTGGAGATTTGAAATGAATACCAAAACAGGCACCATCCCGTACGTACTGGTCAGTGGTGAGATGCATTATCTCACCGGACCAGCAATTCCGGCTACTCTTTCCGAGGTCGTAAGACACTTGGAGACGGTAATCGGTATACGTGAGTGTGAGTACGATGACCCGAGGCGTATAATGGATATTATCGTTCAGACATCTGACGGTGATAGACATTATACTTCGGTTCGACGTGCAACATTTCGCCGCGACGACTGGGGTGACGGTAAGTCATTCTTGGTTGACGTGGTGGCGAGTTACTTAGAAGCCTTCAAATTAACTGTAGTACAGGGGCGTAAGCACCGGTACTACTTAGGATCTGAGGAAGTTCTCTTCCGTATGATCCCATTAATTCGAGGGAAGTAACCTTCTAAGTTGATAGACAAGTG